ATCCGAGTCGAGATCGTCAAGCGCGTCGACCTCACCGTCGTCTTCGGTTTCGCTCTCACCGAGCGCGAGTCCGAGTTCGTCATCGAGTCCGAGTTCCAGTGCATCGGTTTCGGAATCTCGAAGTGTCTCGCTCAGTCCGAGTTCGTCTGAGTCAAGATCGGCTTCGGTTTCGGAATCCAGATCGGTTTCGCTCTCACCGAGCGCGTCAGACTCGCCAAGTGCCAGTCCGTCGCTCTCACCCAGCGCGTCGCCGAGTCCGTCTTAACGAAAATCAGATTTCGCTCTGGCCCCTACGGGGGCCGGGCGATGTCTTGTTTTGAGGAAGTGAAATGGCAGATATAGACCAAACAGCAAAGGCACCTGATGGGACGTCGTTTGTTCGTCGATTGCAAGACAAAGGAGACGGTACACATGATCCGGGGGCAATCCTCTATCTGAGAAAGACAGACGGAACCTATGTCGAGGCCGCTGGCAATGCAGACGGTTCTCTGATCTTGTCTGACAGGGGTCATCAAGTAGCGTTAGGTAATGTCGCAGGAGAGAAAGCATTTCATCTTGCCGGCAGGCGCGATGCTGTATCAACGTCAAACTTGGAAGATATCACACAAACCGGAATGGATGTTTTGCCTAGACCGGCAGGCGCGACTGTTGATCTTGTATTTGCCAGTGGTGACGATGATGTTGCCGGAAGCGGCATTCAAGTCGTGGAGATTGAATATCTAGACATCTTTGGAGACGAGCAACAACTAAAATGCAACAGCAACGGCGGGACCGTTGCAGATGTAGGCGGTGGCGCCATATACGATGTTCAGTGGATACACGGTCAACGCATCGGCGGCGGAACTCTGGGCGTGGCCGCTGGAAACATAACGCTTCTCAATCAGGGAGATAACGCAATTGTATACGAGAGAATAGTTGCTGGCGGGAATCAGTCGTTGTCAGCTCGATATAAGGTGCCAAGAGCAAAACAAGGTCTAGTCACGGGATGGGATGTCAGTGCGATCACGAGGAAGATTGATTTTAAGCTGAGAGCAGATGTGGACAGATTCAGCCGCGCTTTGCAGACAGGAGTTTTCAATTTTCAAGCGGTAGAAGTCTTAGAGCAAGTGGCTAGTGGTTGGCTTCCGTTCGATCCTCCGCTTTTGATGCCAGCTTTGTCAACCGTGAAAATATCAGCGGTCAGTTTTACTGGGACAGGTGATGCCGGCGGGAATTTCAGTGTTACTTTAATCGACGATTAACCAACAACCTGGAGAGGTAAACATGATTTCAGCAATAATTCCAGCAAGAAATGAGCAATACCTACAGCAGACCATAGACTCACTCCTTGAGAACTCACAAGGGGAGATAGAAGTCTTGGTGGTCTTAGACGGCTACTGGCCCAAGCCGATGCTCAAGGAAGACAAGAGGGTCAGGCTGATACACAAGGGCAAGGCCGAGGGAATGCGGCCAGCCATCAACTCAGCCGTCGCCATAGCCAAGGGTGAATATCTTCTCAAGACCGATGCTCATTGTCTGTTCGATCAGGGCTATGATGTCAAGCTCGCCGCTGACATGGAAGATAACTGGATAGTCGTACCGAGGCGCCACCGCTTAGACGCGGAGAATTGGTGCATCAATGATGAGGGCCGACCACCAGTAGATTATATGTATCTGTCAAAGAATCTTCACGGCAAGATATGGGACAGACCAGACCTGGCAGACAAACCCATTGATGATCTGATGTCGGCTCAAGGGTCATGCTACTTTATAAAACGAGACTATTTCTATGAGCTAGAACTGCTGGATGACGTCAACTATGGCAACTTTTGGTCTGAGTTCCAAGAGGTCGGCTTGAAGTGTTGGCTCTCTGGTGGCGCGGTCAAGGTCAACAAGAACACCTATTATGCCCACCTGCACAAGAAGAGTCGCGGGTACGCTATGGGGAGCGGTCAGAAAGACAAAGCATCTGCTCATGTCGAGAAGTGGAGAGAGTTCAAAGGGGCATGGGACAAGCAGACCCTACCGCTTGAGTCATTGATTGCTCGGTTTGGGCCGGTGCCGACATGGTAACTTGTGAGTATCGAGCAACACCAAAAGACGGCCCAAGCATCAGCATATATGCAGACGACGGATCAGGTAAGAAGTCAGGCGACTGGCGACAAGAACACGTTTGCGGCAAGGGCTTATTCGATAGCATTTCTTCCTGGTGTTATGGGTGTCCTGACATGGAGAAGAAACCAAATCGGGTGGGGCCGTGATGGTAAGCATTGAGGCAAGTGGGCCCGAAGGAGTAGACCTGGCTTGGACAAGATCGCCAATAGGGCCTACGCCTGACCTCACAGCAGTCTTCTACACCTCCAATTTCATGACAGGCCACTTCATAGAGGCCGTCAAAGAGCATACCCTGAAAGTCATCGGTGACTATCCACTCATATCCGTATCGCAAAAGCCGATGGATTTCGGAGAGAATATTTGTATCGGTGACGTTGGCCGCTCACACCTGAACATCTACCGGCAAATCTTGATCGGGGCAAAAGCCGCAAAGACCAAATACATAGCACTAGTCGAAGACGACATCCTCTATCATCCGTCCCACTTTATAGTGAAGCGGCCAAGCCCCGGTCATTTCCTCTATGACATGAACAAGTGGAGCATATTCACCTGGACCGACCCGCCTATGTTCTCACTTCGCAGGCGCAAGGTCGTCAATCATGTCATATCAGAGACGTCTTTGATGATCGAGGCGATGGAAGAGAGGTTTGCCCGGTTCGATTGTCTGGGCTTTGGAACTGATGAGAGAGTCCCGAAGCTTGGATATTGGGGCGACCCTGGCCGATATGAGCAATACCTAGAGGTCACTGTAAGGCCCACAGAGGAGTTCTACGCTACCGCTCCCGGTATCGTGTTCTCACACCCACAAGCATACGGCTACACAACCAGAGGGGAACGCAAGGCCCTCGCTAACGAGAAGTCGGAGTGGTTGCCCGATTGGGGTACGGCTCATGAGGTCATGAAGGAGTTTTATCATGGCTGATGAAGCAGGCACCCACCTACCAATACTCCTGAAAGCCTTTGAGCTTGGCGACGGCCCTATCCTTGAGATGGGGACTGGACACTTTAGCACACCGATACTAGACATGATGTGCAAGCGACGTCAAAAGAGGTGGATATTATCGCTTGAGAACGACCCTGAATGGTACGAGAGAAACAAAGCCAAGTACGAGAGCAGCTATCACAAGTTCATGTTTGTCGAGGATTGGGATGTCCCGCCGATAATGGAAACCCATTGGGGCCTGGTCCTGATAGACCACCGGCCCGCACATCGGCGCCACAAGGACATGATAAGGCTCAAGCATCGGGCGCATTACATCTTGGCCCATGATTCAGAGCTTGCCGAACACCGAGCCTACCGATACGACAAGGCATATCCACATTTCAAATATCGGTGGGAGTATCAAGATTGCGAACCATTCACAACAATATTGAGCAATTTTTCTGACCTTGGAGAGTTTAGATGAAAAAGAAATGGTATCGTTGTCCGAATTGTCGGCACAAAGTAGAAAGTGTTTGCGGCATAGGTTGGTTTTGTCGTAATTGCAATCGCGGCGGGACTGTCATGTGGTGGGTCGCATGAAAAACAGATTCGACCTAGCCAAACACTTCCACGCGCAAGGATTCAAAGTAGGCGCCGAAATAGGTACAGCGGCCGGCCAATATGCCGAGGCCCTTTGTGAGCGCATCCCAAAGGTCGAACTGTATTGTATAGACCCCTGGAAGAAGTATAAGGGGAACAGGCGCGGCGGGAGTCACGACCATCAAGTAGACAACCATGTGGCCGCTGTCAATCGTCTGCGGCATTACCGGACCCATTTGATTCAGATGATGAGCATGGAAGCGTTGCCGCTCTTTGAAGATGGCTCGTTAGATTTCGTGTTCATTGATGGCCACCATGACTATGAATATGTCTGTGAAGATATAATGGAATGGTCTCGTAAGGTCAGAAAGGGCGGCATAGTATCGGGTCATGACTATTATGAGTTCGACAATTCGGGCGTTATTGAAGCGGTGGACAAATATACTTATGCACACGGCATCAAATTAAACATAATCCCGCATGACCCTGACCAGGGGCGCAAAGATAATCGGCATCCTTGCTTTTGGTGGATGAAGTCGTGACCGCGCTGAGTGTTTTAATTCCTTCGAGAAACGAAGAGTTCCTAGAGCGAACCATAACCGGAGTCCTCCAAGCATCAGAGGCCGACACAGAGGTCATAGTCGTTCTAGATGGTGAATGGTCAGTCACGCCCTTGCAGCAGCATCCCAGGGTCACTATCGTCTATTTGCCTGAGTCGATAGGGCAACGCGCTGCAAGTAATCTTGCAGCAAAATTGTCTAAGGCCAAGTACATCATGAAGCTCGATGCTCATTGCATACTAGACCAGGGCTTTGACCGGAAATTGATAGAGGCCCACGAGCCGGGAATGACACAAATACCGAGACTCTACAATCTCCATGCTTTCAACTGGAAGTGCAAAGAGTGTGGGGATGAGACCTATCAGGGGCCAATGCCTAAGAAGTGTCATGCTCCAGATTGGGAGGCCATAGACAAGGCCGAAGAAAAGGTCAAGGTCGGGGTCGAGGACAAGAAGAATCTACCTGACAAATACTCGGCCAACTGCCCAGGGAAAGACTTTGAAAGAGTCATAGTCTGGGCGCCGCGTGACGGTAAAGCAGTTCCAGAGAGGCGGGTCAGTGACTTCTGGCGATTCGATCATACCCTGCACTTTCAATACTGGCGGGAGTTCGGGAAACGCGCAGAGGGTAAGGGCGATATATGCGACGTCATGGGCAACCTTGGCGCGTGTTGGTTCATGGAGCGGGACCGGTACTGGGAGATAGACGGACTGGACGAAGACCATGGCTCATGGGGCCAGATGGGCGTCGAGATATCCTGCAAGACTTGGCTATCAGGTGGGCGGCAGGTGGTCAACAAGAACACATGGTTTTCACACCTGTTCAGGACTCAGGGCGGCACGTTCGGTTTTCCTTATCCTCAGAGCGCCAAGGCCGTCGGTGAGGCCCGCGAACACTCTAAGAAGCTATGGATGGAGAATACCTGGGACAAGCAAGTCCATCGTCTGCCCTGGATGATAAACAAGTTCAAACCGCCAGAGTGGGATACCAAGGGGATCATCTACTATACCGACTCACGCCTTGATAGGCGCATAGCCAACGTAGCCAGGGGACAGATAGACAAGGCAGAGATACCGGTCAGAAGCGTATCGCTTGAGCCGTTGAATTGGGGTCGGAATATCCATCTGGACCTCAAGCCCGGATATGTGACTATGGCCAAGCAGATTCTAGCGGGCCTAGAAGCCAGCACAGCCGATGTAGTTTTCTTTTGTGAGCATGATGTCCTGTACGATCCGTCACACTTTGATTTCATTCCTGAGCGCGACGACGTTTACTACTACAACCTCAATGCCTGGAAAGTGGATGTGACCGGCGAGCATAAGCCGCTCCATTATGATTGCAAGCAGTTGTCAGGGCTTTGCGCTAACCGAGAGTTCTTGATCGCCCACTACAAGGAACGTCTTCGAAGATACGAAGAGACCGGGTACAAGTTCCGGATGGGCCATGAGCCTGGTACACACAACCGAGAAGAACGCATTGACAAGTTTGGTTCGGCCACTTGGCGCTCACCGGTCCCGAACGTGGACTTGAGACACGCGCAAAACCTGACCAACACCCGATGGAACAAAGATGAGTTCCGGAACGCGATCAGTTGTCGCAACTGGGAGCGGGCAGACGAGGTTCCGGGTTGGGGTCCGATCGAACAATATTTACCGAATCTAGAAGGGAGATAAAATGGCGACAATATCGGGTGGCACTCTACAGCCGCAAACAGCAAAACTAACAGGGGCCGACATTACGACACCGGCCAGGATAGACATGGGAGACCGCAAGCCAAAGTTGCTGATGGCTACGGACGCAACGCAAGAGGCGGTATTCGGTCCCTGGGTTGTTCCGTTGAACTATGTCGACACTCCAGTCTTAGACATCCATTATGCAATGGCATCAGCGACGACCGATGATGTCGAGGTGGAAGTCAAAGTCATGGCGGTCTCAGATGGCGACGACATTGACGCAGATGGTTGGGATACGTTGAACGAGGTCGCTGGGACTGTCGTACCAGGGACGGCGGGACACAGAGACACTATCCCAGTTCCGTTGACGAATAACGATAGCATGGCTGTCGGTGACACCGTTTACTTTCATGTGCAACGAGACCACGACGGCGACGATGCAGCAGCTGGAGACTTAGAGTTTGTCAGCGCAGAGATCAAATATAACGACGCATAGGGGGTGATTCAGAATGGCTATCGCAAAACAGAAGATTGTTCAGGCTTTTATTCAAGGCGCGATTGAGGTTGTGGGTCTCGTTCAAGAGGCTGATGCTAAACTTGATGACTTTTTGACGCGCCTTGATGCACACGGAATAGACTTAACTGATACCAACATCACGGCTGCAGAACTATCGGCCGCGAGAACATTCAAGACGACTCTGAACGATTTGGCGACCGGCCAAGTGGCGACGACCATCAAGAGTAAAGATCATCCGTCACATGGGACAGGAGCACTTGGCTAAATGGGCATATTATTTCCGGGCACTAATGGAATAATAACGATATCTAACGAGTCGAATTTTGACTTTGATGTATCAGGTCCGTTTAGTATCTCTGCATGGATAAACACCACTGATGCGGGGATACAGTCTGTCTTCTCAAAGCTAGGTGCTGGCCCGTCATTTAGAGGATATGAGTTTCGTGTAAATACTGGTGAAATGCGTTTTCTCCTTGAGAGCGACGATGCTGGAAACGATAGACTGATTGTAGACACTTCAACCGCTCTTACAGATGGAGCCTGGCATCATGTTTTAGTTACAACGGACGGGACAGGGACTTTCGCCGGGACGCACATATATATTGATGGAGTTGATGAAAGAAGCAGCACAGTTGATAACCTAACTGGGACAACGCTAAACAATATCAGCCCCACGATAGGAAACAGATCAGCGGGCGGCATCCCCTATGATGGGCAAATAACAGATGTCGTAGTGTGGAGTTCTGAAATAACCGCCGATGAAGCTGCCATTATATGTCAATCCAGACTAAAGTTTAGAGCGTTATTGTTCCAGCAAGCTAGCATCGTCGGGTATTATGCGATGGACGACCAGCCCAATGGGACATCAGCAGTCGGGGATACCGTTACAGATTTCTTCGGGGTCAACGATGGAACGATGGCAAACGAAGGAACCTGGCAGGCCGAAGAAGAGCTGACCTATCCTGGCGGCATCGTTATCCCTGGTTTGTCGGCAGCGGGTAGCCCTTCACCTTCGGCTAGTCCATCAGCGTCACCAAGCGCCAGCCCATCGGCATCAGTCTCGCTGTCACCATCGTCTAGTGAGTCCAGATCGATCAGTTTGTCACCGTCGTCTAGTGCTTCTAGCTCGCAGTCGCCGTCATCAAGTCCGTCTGTTTCGGTTTCAGCGTCGCCCTCGGCCAGCGAGTCAAGATCAGTTAGTTTATCGCCGTCAGCGTCTGAATCGAGGTCGCCGTCAAGCTCGCAGAGTCCCAGTTCGTCAATTTCGTTGTCGCCGTCGTCTAGCCAGAGCCCGAGTTCGTCAGTCTCAGCGTCGCCCTCGGTGAGTGTTTCGTTATCGCCAAGCGCCAGTCCGTCACCCAGTTTTCTAGCTCCTAGAGGCGACCTGGAAGCAGATAGCATCAGCGGGTCAATGACTGCAAGCAGTATCCAAGGTTCAATGGAGGTCACATAATGGCAGCAAGTTTCCCATATAAGACAACAGGACAGCTCACCTATACATGCAAGAACGCCTCTGATGTGGCGGTAGATCCTGACTCGATAACAGTCAACATCTTCAAGCCTGATGGGACAGATTTATTTGGGTCAGCTCAGACGCCTACTGATGGCGCCGGGACTGGCGAAAAGATTCAGCTCATATCCAAGGACGAGGCTGACACAATCGGCAAATGGTCGGCGGTTTGGAAGTGGGACAAGGACGGCTCAGAAACGGAAGACATAGAGCCGTTCTGGATTGACGGAGTTGTCGAGCCTGTCAATGCTGTAGGGCTTTGCACCTTAGAACAGGTTCAGAGGTTACCTAATATCACCACGACCGATGACGACCAAAGAATAGCAGACTTGATTCTCGCCGCGACACGGGTCATTTGTAACCGATACGAGCGAGAGCTTGTTCCGCAAGTGGCGTCCACCGTTAGGACGTTCAAAGTCACAAAACGTCATGTCGACCTTGCGCCTTATGATTTGAGGTCAGTGACTACCGCCAAGATGCACCCGGAAGAGACCTCCCCAACGACCTTGACCGCTATCACTGATTACAACTTGCAGCCAGTAGGCGCCGACCCATTGACCGGAACATTCAAAGACCTGCAACTGAGCATAAATGTCAGTCTTAGTTCGACACTGTGCAACAACTTTGGATATGCGCAACTGGAGATCACCGGAGATTGGGGGGTCTGGGCGACTGAATCAGATGTGCCAGAGGACGTTCGCCAGGCCGCGATCACGACCGTCTTGTCATGGCTGGATAGACCGTCTTCTGAGATATCTGCTATCAATGCAATTGGTGAGCCTGGTCGGTTGCCGTCAAGCGGCGGCACATGGGAAGTCCCGTTCTCAGCGCACATGATATTCCAGCGGTATCAGAGAGTGAATTGGATTAAATAATGTCAGTATCAACTATTCGAGATATGAAAGCAGACCTCAAGACTCGTTTTAATGCTGATGCTGATTTGGTTACAGAGAGCGGCCAAAGGATACAGGTTTCACGCGGCAACCCGCATCCGACAAGATCAGAAGAAGAACAAATACTGATAGGTCCTGTCACGCAAACAGAGCTGCCGGCCGGCCTTGGCAATAACGGAATAGAAGAAACGTACACGATAGATATTATCATCAGTGTTCAAAGGCCAGTAAGGGAATTATACGAGACTCTTGAGGACAGAGCCTTTGTCATCGGCGGTCACATCGAAGAAAGCATGGTCGATTGGCGAAGCGAATCACCTGTTTTTAATGGTTTAGAGGGCTGGATACAGGTTTCAGCCATTGAGACGCAAGAATCATTACTCACTAACGAGGCAGGAACGCAGGTGACAGGAAGAGAAGCCTCATTAGCCATAACATTCAGTGTAGTCGCTAGAAAATAGGGAGGATCTATGAAAGTCAGATATATCGGAGACGGCCCGGCGGTCAATGTTTTTCCAGAAACCGGAGGCCAAATCCTATGCAAGAAGAACGTCACTACGCAAGTGCCTGACTCATTAGGCAAGAGATTGTTGGAACAGAAAACCAATTGGAAGAAAGTGAGGAAATAGAATGCCAATACCCGGTGGACTATCAGCACAATTAGGACTAGCCCTGGAGACGGGATATGGCACGTTTGCAACGCCTACCAAGTTTGTCGAGTTCGATTCGGACTCGATGGCTCTGGAAGAGGAACGCATTGAGAGCGAGGGCCTTGGTCTCTCTGACAGTGTCCTGCATGAAGACAATTGGAAGCAGGGTCAGCGGCAAGGGCTCGGATCTATTCCGATGGATGTTAAGACGAACGGATTTAACATCATATGGGAGCAGATATTCGGCGCGTCGAGCGGTGAGATACCGGCTGGCGGCACGAATACGATCGACACCAGCCACACCCTGACCGACTTAACCGGCACATACGGCACATGGCAACTGGGTAAACCCGACACTGGCGGGGTCGTCAGACCGTTCTCATATCTTGGGTGCAAGGTCTCCGAATGGGAACTGTCGAACAACATCAATGAGTTTTTGAAGCTCAATGTGACTCTGGATGCCAAGGATGAAGTCACGACTCAACCATTGGCAGCTAAGAGCTTCACTGCTGGAGCCATGGCCCTGCCATTCTCAGGCGCTACGATCACAGTCAACGGAAACACCTTTGTTATCCGATCGATCACTATCAGCGGGAGCAACGGGATTGAGGCCGACCGGTTCAGCATAGGCTCAGCCACAAAGAGCGAACCGCTACAAGAGAC